GAGACCGAAAACTCGTGAATCCATGGAGATGCTTTGGTCCGCAAAGTGGAATCTTCCCAAAGCTGCAGCACATGCAGGACTTACTAACAAGGAGATGAAAATCACCTTCAACGAGTACTGCAATTTTCATCCAGCAACATTTCGACCAGAAGATGCTGCTGTACAACTTTCCATGAATTATGATTGACCTTTCTCAATTCATCCAAAAATATACTTTACCAAGAGAGCAACTAGATACTGCTCAACATATTGTTAGTCGCACTGAGTTTCGTGCTCATGCATGGACTGATGGCAAAAAAGTAGAGTATCGAGAGGGTGACATTGAGATTGCATATCCAAAAGACGGTGAGATGGATTGGTTGATGCCGTGGATAATGGATTGCTGTGCAGATTATTCGGATAAGTTTGGTAATGTAGGAACGTTTACTAGCAAGATTTCATATCCTGGTAGGTTCAATAAGTACAATCCTGGGTCTAAGATGGACCCACATTACGATTTTGTACGTTATATCTTTGATGGTAATCAGAAAGGTATTCCAATCTTCAGCATTGTCCTTCTTATAGAAGATGAGTGTGAAGGTGGAGAGCTAATATTCAAGTTAGGCGGTTCTAACGTAGGCGAAATTTACAAACCTGAGGTGCAGGCAGGAGATATGCTAGTCTTTCCCTCTGGATTCTTGTTTGAGCACTGGGTTGAACCAGTAACATCGGGCGAACGTTACTCTTTGGTACACTGGGCATATTGATGAAAGAACATCTCGGAATATTTGAGTTACCCACCCAAATATGGGGTAAAGCACTAACACTCACAGACAAAGTGCAGTGGGAAAAACATAAGTGGGGTGACGGATATAAAATAACTGAGAAAGAAGATGACCTTAGCATTGGAGGATTCTTCAATGGTGAAGCAGACTTCTTGATGCCCTGGGTCGAAAAATTCTGTGCCGAGCATTCTCAGAATCTAGGATGTAAAGGTAGTTTGGTTAGTAAATATTCTTACCCTGCCAGATGGAATAGATATGGTGTGGGACATGGAATGGAACCACACTTCGACTACATCAGATACATATTTGATGGCAACAATAAAGGTGTACCAGTATTTTCCATCATCATACTTTTGAATGATGATTTTGAAGGAGGAGAGTTGACATTTCGTCTTGGTGGACCTAAACTGGGTGAAATCTACACACCCAAACTAAACGCAGGTAATATAATTATCTGGCCTTCAGGATACCTATTTGAACACTGGGTAACACCAGTTACAAAGGGTACTAGATACACTATCGCACACTGGGCATACTGATGCAATATCCCAATTTTATTGAATGGTTTTCTGGAGTGTGGACAAACCGCATCCAACATTTTCATGATATTCGTAAACATACTCTAGTAACACTGGAGCACGATTATCTTGGAGATAATGTATTCCAATTCAGACAGAAACGGTTTGAAGAAATTTATCGTAGTGGACACTATAAACTAATCTTCCAAGAAGACGGTAGTATTGTGTTCCAAAACTATGATATTAATATGGAATACAAGCAGGGGTGTGATATTCTATTCCAGAATCGTTTCCCTGGGATTCGCGAGGGCGGAAAGGACAAAGAATACTGGCAAGGCAGTCCCAACGGTGAGTGTATTACAGAATTTGAAGGAGTACGCTCTCTGTTCCGTACGGATGCTAAACTGTACAAGAACAGATATATGGTGTGGGATAGGGGATATGACCCTGAAGCACCTGGAAGAATGATTTGGGGTTCTTCCTTTGGACCATATATCTTCCGTCGTCCTGACTTTAATGACCCTAATGTCGAAGCCTAAATGGGAAGATTACCGTTTTGGAGGATTTGACAGAACGGCAGTCACTGTGCTAAGATTAATCAGTGAACTTGAGGGGTCCTACCAGATGCTCAAGTACATGGGGTTCAAAGAAGACATGGACACCATTGACGAAATGAAGAAAAGGTACTATACTCTTTACTTCAAACTCAACAAAGAAGAAAAGTCCAACCCGCCTTCTTAGCTCAGCTGGATAGAGCAACGGTTTTGTAAACCGTAGGTCGTCGGTTCAAGTCCGACAGAAGGCTCTCGGGGAATTAGCTCAGTTGGTAGAGCGCCTGCTTTGCAAGCAGGATGTCAGGAGTTCGAGTCTCCTATTCTCCACTTGACCGACCAAACGCTTCGGCACTGGTCGGTCTCCACAAGCAAATTGCAAAAGGTTTTTATGAGTTACGAAATCAACATTCAAGGTCTGCGTGTCATTCCTGGTTTCAATGGAAATGGCAACATTTACCTTGAAGACTACCTGAAAAATGGTATTCAACCTCCCACTATCAAGAGTGGTACATTTTCTCACATTGGGGTTCTTGACCTCAACACTGTTGATGAAGATGACGATAAGTGGTTGAACATTGGTATTCGAGAGGAAGGTAATACCGAAGAACGTATTGAAGCGTTCGAGAACAAGTATGAGGTTGAAGGATGGAAGACCTTGTATGTTCCCCCTCTGATGGGTACAAACGGTGACCCCCGTGATGGGCGTGGTCGTATCATTGCTGCTAAACGACGCGGTGAAAGATACATTCCTGTCTATTACTATGTCATCGATAACGATTCCGAAAAGAGTCGTGTGACCGATGGTTTGACCGAAAACCTTCGTCATGACCCCTCTTTCGGTGCAACTATGGAGTCTGTGACTATCGGTTGTCTTTATCTTATTAAGATGAACGAACTGAAACTCACTGAAGCTGCAGTTCGCAACTACCTCAATACCGAAATCCATATCGAGAATCACTTTGCTGCTCATAACATCACCAAAATCGTTAATTCGGTTTTGAAGCGTGGTGTTGGCGGTGGTGACCCTCTGATTCTGGTAAAAGACCGTGACAAGTGGGAATCTTTCTGCAAGAAGGCAGGTAAGACCGTTGACAACAAGACTGTGTTCCTGATGTCCGCTGACAGCGAAACCTATGCATTCCGTGCATGGTGTCAGCACGTTCTTCCTGCTATTGTGAAGAGTGATACTCCTGTAGAGATTATTCTCTACACCAACAAGCATGTCCCTGCTGAAGCAACTAAGAACATGAAGTTGTTTCAAACTAAACTTGAGTACTATCTGGAAGCATCTTACCTGATGGTTGGCAAGGACTATGGTCTGACCTTCCCTGTGAAGGAACATCCTTATACCATTGTTGGATGTATCCCTCAAGTAGTCGGCAAGCATGATGGTGCTTATAAAGCACACCGTTTCATTGCCATTAAAGACTATTGATTCTTGGGGTCTTCGGACCCCATTCGCTATTTGCGAATAGCGAATATTCCTCTATAGCTCAGTCGGTAGAGCGTCTGACTGTTAATCAGAATGTCCCTGGTTCGAGCCCAGGTGGAGGAGTTCTAAATAAATTTTTGGGGTAAGATGAAGATAAATCTCTGGTACTCAAAATCAAGAAAAGAATGGCGTTGGACTCTATGTACTGAAAAGTACAATAAAGACCATGCTGATGAGCAACATTCGGGTCAGAGAGATGACTTAAGAGATGCAATGAGTGATATTGCTAACACAGTAGAATATATCATTGATAAGTGAATATATACTAAAGCGTCTGGATAACGATTATGGGAGCAATGACACCGCCTAGCAGAAAGTCATGCTATAATTTTAGAGTAATTAGTATTGATAGGGTACTCGATGGAGATACTATTGATGTTACTATTGACCTTGGATTCGACCTCTACAAGAAAGAGCGTGTCCGTGTTGCTGGCGTAGACACTCCTGAGAAAAGAACAAAAGATTTAGAAGAAAAAGCACTGGGATATGACGCAACAAACTGGCTCAAAGAAAAACTTGAAGGTGCCATTTCTGGAGAAGATGAACTTGTGGTTCGCACTGAACTCGTTGGCGGTGTTGGTAAGTATGGTCGCTTACTTGGCTGGCTCTATGTGGGGGACGGCGAACTATCGCTCAACGAAATGATGATTGAAGAAGGTTACGCTTGGGCATATGATGGTGGAACAAAACAAAAAGATTTTGAAGAACTCCGCGAAATCCGCCGTGCGCGTGGTACACTGGTGTGATGCCATTCTTTTGTCATGAAAAAGAAACTTAAAGGACTTGCACAAGTCAAGTCTAGGTGGTATTATTGGTTCTGGGGCGCTGCAACCATTGCAGTCGTCGCTGGACAACTGTACGTAGGTACAGGTTATCGTACGATGTCTAATTCAATTCAGGAGTTAACTAATGTCATCAAAACCCAAAGTCGGTGACACCGTAGAGTATATTGGTTGCTCCCCAGACCAAGTTGCCTGGGGTAATTGTGACCATCCAGTTCATTGCACTGTTGGAAAGAAGTATACTGTTGAAGAGGTAGAAGTACACCAACAGCATACAAAAATTAAATTGGTAAATATGGAAGGCAAATTTAATTCAGTTTGCTTTGCTGTACAAACTTTTAATGATGGTGCTACTGATGACCTACCTTTCCTGGGTCATGCTAAACCCATTGAAGGACGCCCTGTCATTCAAAATTCTGATGAGTATTGGGAAAAAGAGTATTCAAAGCAACGTAAAGGTCGTATGCAAGATGCTATCGACGATTACCTCCAAGATGATAGAGTATCAGCACGACGAACGTATGAGGAGATTCTATCTTGTGTTGATGATGTAATCAACTACCATAAAAGAGAATATGACAAAGCAGTCGAACTCAAATCCCTCATGCTCGGACACAGGGAATGTGACATCATTGCATGTGCAGATTCCTTCGCAACTGCAGAGTGAGTATGAGTCATATCTCGATTGTTGTTACTCCTTGGGGGTAGAACCTAACGCTCGTAGGTTCCTCAGATACAATGAATTATATCCGTATAAATAATCTCGTAGCCAAAAGTATATCAACCTGTGGGAACTAAAAAGATTTCGCAATTAGAGGAGGTTACAGATGCTAACCTATCAGGAGAAGCAATTCTTCCTGTAGTTATTTCTGACCCACTAATTCCAAACCGTAAGGCAAGAGTTAGTCAGTTGTTCAGAGGTGTAGCTGGGGGTACTAAAGCATCCCCAGGACTAGCCTTTGACCTTGACCGTAATACTGGTTTATACCAAAATCAGTATGATGAGATTGGCATTGCCTTTGGTAGTGGTGGTTTCTATTTCAGCAGAATTCTAAATGCTGATAATACAACAACCCAGGTACTTACAGCAACTGATAGTATTGCCGCTAACTCAAACATTACTATCTCCCCCAAAGGTTCTGGTTACGTCTCTATCACTGGTAATCTATACGTAGATGACGGTGACTTTATTATTCAAGATGATAGTTCGACACCTCCTCGTCGTGCTAGATTTGAGGTGGGCAACATTGGTTCTGGCGGTAACGTCAAGACTTATTCTCTGCCTACTACAACTGATGGTACTATTCTGGTTGGTGATGACACCATCCAAGAAATTACCAACAAAACTATCAGGATTGAAGAAGACCAGTTAATCCTTCTTGATGGTTTGAAAGAGGCATCTTTTGGTATTAACTGGCAAAGCACTCCGTCTGGTTTGAAAACTTATTTCCTTCCTGACCCTGGTGCTGCAATCACGAGCTCTGATATTCTTGATAATATTACACCTCAGAATATTCAGAATAAAACATATATTTCACCACTGATTGCTCCTGGTACTGAGTCTACGTACAAGGTTACTCTTAGAGCATCTGCTGGTGGTGACAACGGTTTGACAGCAAACCATATTATTGACCTACCGAACCTGTCTGGTACTCTTGCAACAATTGATGCAACGCAGACATTTACCAACAAGGTTTATCAGGACCTCATTATTGCTGATAATACTGACATCACCAAAAAGGTTCAATTCAATCTTGATAACGTCACTTCTGCTACTACAGTACAGTATGGTTTCCCAGAAAATGATGACCTAAATACTGAAAGTACAGACACAAACATTCTTGTTACAGACCTTTCAACACAGGACCTTACTAACAAGAGAATCAACAGACCTGTTCTGATTGATGACCTTGACGTTAACAATAGAATTGTAACCCTGAGTCTGGATAACATCACTTCTTCTAGAACAATTAGATTCCCAGACGCAGATGCTACTCTGCTGTCTACTGAGAACGTTGCAGCAGATGAAGTTACCTTTGGTGGTCCTATTTCGGGTCAAACATTAGGGGGAAGAACAAGATTACAACAGCACTTTATTTCTGGTTGGAGTTAATTAACAAATGGCATCAGGCAAACTTGCGGGGGTAGCAAACCCGACATCAAACACAATCCTGTATCAATCTGGCGGTTATTATACAACCAGTTCGGTACTCACTATTGCGAATACTACAGGTAGTGCGGTAACTGCTGATGTTGCATTGCGCGACTTCGACCAAGCACTAACCATGGACGCTGGTACATATAAGTTCCACGAAGGTAATGTTTTCTCGGGGTATGCTATTACTCTTGACCAAACTGTTTCTAGAACTGGAATTACACCTGGAACTGAACTGACAGACGCAACTGCAGAAAAGACATTCCATTTCCATGACGTTGTTCCTGCAGGAATGCAAACTATCAACGTAAAAGCAGTTGCTCTCACACCCCTTACGTTTGAAGCAGCAACACTAAACTTCCAAGCAGGTGATACCCTCACGAATGGTACTGCATCAGGTTACGTTTATGATGTAAGAAACGATGATGACGATACCACAGACCCCCTGAATGAGAGAGTTCTCTGGGTCGGTGACATCACTGGTGGTACTTTTGCTGAAGGTGATACAATCAGTGGCTCCGTAAGTAGTGCTTCTGCTACTATTTCTGCTGCTGGTGTAGGAACTGCAGTTAACAAATTTGTTTTCCAAGAACCCGCAGGTACTGACACTGATTATCAACTTTTCCAAGTCGATAATACTCTGTCTCTCTTTACGGATAGAACTTACAGATTTGACCTCAGCGACTCTTCCCTGACTGGTTTGGTTCCCAAGTTCTCTGTCACTGTCAACGGTGAGTGGACCACAACTCCAACTGCTGGTGTAGAATTTACCACTGGTGTTACTACTAACGGAACAGTTGGTTCTGCTGGTGCTTGGATTCAGATTGATATGGAAACAGCTGGTCTTGCTGCTGCTTCTCAACTTTACATGTATGAAGCAACAACTGGTACTGCTGCGAATGAGTCTTACGGTGCGGTTCTGCCGAACATTACTGGACAAGGTGGTTTCTCAGTTTCTAACCAGTTTACCTATAATGCCATCTACATTTATGACATCACTGGTGGCGACTTGGCAATCAACGAAACATTTACTGCTGGCACCACAACTTACACCGTCACTGCTGTAAGCACTGGTCCTTACGGTTATATTCGTCGTTGGGTTCCTGCAGGTCCTACACTTCATGTTATCCAAGGTGAGAATTCTGTTGCTGTTGCAAACGGCGATACATTCCTGGATTCACCTAATGAAGTTGGTGGTGCTAGAGCTCTGGCAACTGCATCAACTGCAGGTTCCATTACTGATATCCCCGCAGGTTCAATGGTGATGTCAGGTTATTCTATCGCTGCTAATAGCATGGAGAAAATTAGTTCTCTGGTTGTTGGTCATGGCGATAGCATCGTCGTTAATGGTGGTGCAACTGGTCTTAACTTTGTTCTGACTGGATTCACTGATAGTACAACTGATTGGGCACCTACAAATTACAGGTTTACCACCCTTGCAGGTGGTGCTGCTGGTGGCGGTGCTCCTGCTGGTGCTGGTGGTGATGCTGACGATGGCGGTGCTGGTGGTACTCCGTAATATCAGTCCATAAATAACCATATAAGGAACGATAATAGACAATGGCACTAACTCGTCTTAAGAATATCATCACGTCCCGTACGGGTCGAATCATCTATGTTAACCCCGATGACTTCGACTCGTCGGATGATATTGATAACAGAGGTAATTCATCCCTCCGTCCCTTCAAGTCTATTCAAAGAGCGTTCCTTGAGGTAGCAAGATTCTCGTATCGAGTGGGTCTGTCGAATGACGAATTCGACGCCTTCTCGATTCTTTTGTATCCTGCTGAGTACATTATCGATAACCGTCCTGGTGAGGTACTGTACACTAACATTCCTCCGTTGGATTCTAACTCCAACATGGATATCACTTCACCCAACAATGCGTTGTATAAGTACAACTCCATTGAAGGTGGTGTCATTGTTCCTAGAGGTTGTTCCCTGGTTGGTATGGACTTGCGCCGTACCAAGATTATTCCTAAGTATGTTCCTTATCCCACAACATACGCTGCAAAAGGTATTAACACTGCAGACCAAGTTCCACATGAAACTGCTGTCTTCCGTGTAACTGGTGGTTGTTACTTCTGGCAGTTCTCCTTCTTTGATGGAGATGTGACGGGTGTGTACTTCAAACCCGACTCCAGTGAGACAATCCAACCCAACTACTCTCACCATAAACTGACTGGTTTTGTGTTTGCGGATGGACGCAATCCACTATCACAACTTATCAACGAAGGACGTGTAGAATCTACACCTGAGATTACACAGTCCACCATTCCTGACCTGCTTGACAGGACAGACTTGGAGATTTATTATCAGAAGGTATCGAGAGGTTTCTCTACAATTCCTGATACTTCAGGTCAACCCTCTCAAGACCAACTGCAACCAAGAATCGAAGAAAACCGAATCGTTGGTCCTATCTCTGACGAATTCCGTGTTCTTCAAATTACTCGTAATGGTCAGACTGCAACCGCAATTACTGTTGATGAACTAGGTAACCCTAAGAACCATGGATTCTCTGTCGGTGTTAATATTAACATTTCTGGTGTTACTGGTTCTACTGGCCCGCAAAGTTCCCTAGACACCTCTCTTTACAACGGTTCGTTCCAAGTTACCTCAGCATCTGGTAACGTCTTTACATATCAAATGGCATCAGAACCATCAGGTAATGCTATTGGTTCTAACGTTGTTGTTAAAGTTGAGATTGATACCGTTGACTCGGCATCTCCGTATATCTTCAACCTGTCACTGAGGTCAGTGTGGGGTATGAACGGTATGCATGCCGATGGTAACCACGCCACTGGTTTCAAATCGATGGTTGTGGCACAGTACACTGGTCTGTCACTACAAAAAGACGATAGAGCATTTGTACGATATAATGAATCGACGGGTAACTACGACGATGCTGGTGAAGGCGCACACCTGGATGGTGCTACAAAATATAAGAAAGGATGGAGACATTGCCACGTTAAAGCATCAAACGACGCATTTATTCAGGTCGTTTCGGTGTTCGCGGTTGCGTACGCAGACCACTTTGCTGGATTCGGCGGCGCTGACATGTCGATTACCAACTCTAACTCCAACTTTGGTAACACTGCACTGAGGTCAAAAGGATTCAAACAGGCAGCATTTACTAAGGATAAAGCAGGTACACTGACTCACATCATTCCTCCCAAGTCTTTGGCAGATGTTGAGGAAGTATCTGTTAACTGGGTGAACGTTGACATTCAACGTACAAAGGTAGTCAATGCTGCACTTTCTGGTGCTGGTGGTACTCCTGGCACAAGACTTTACCTCTATGGTTATACCACTGAGGCAGGTCCGCCGTCTAGTAAAGTTCAGGGCTTTAAGATTGGTGCTCGTCAAGATGGTACGGGTGCAAGTGCAGTTCCTGATAAACTATTTGTTTTGTTGGTTGCTCCTGGCGCACAGGCACCTTCGGTTCATAGTGCAAAGATTTCTCCGTACGGTCCTACTATTTCTACCCTGGCACCTGGCGAGACTGGTTCTCCCATCCAGTATGATAGTAACCTGTATACCGTTAACGGACAACAAGTAACTGGTGGTTGGTATCTTTCTGTAGATAACAACGATAACCAAATTTATACAACACTATCCACATCTGCTCAATACAATAACGTAAACTTTACACCAACCACCTTTATTAAGCGTGTTCCTGACGCAAGAAACCTGGCAGACAGAACCTATCGTGTTCGCTATGTTATTCCCAGGGACCAAAACCCGCCGTTGCCTCGTGAACCTATCAGTGGTTACGTTCTGCAACCCAGAAACACTGACACCACTAACTTCCAGTTGAATAAGTGTTTCTATGTCTACGATGTTCAAGAGGTACAAGCCTTTAAGAGAGGTGAAACCGATGGTATCTACTACCTGACACTTCTCTGTGGTTCGATTGTTCCTACCACATCTAACTTTAATGACATGGCGTTCTCTCAGAACGTCAATGAAGTTTATCCTACATTCGACAGAGATAATCCTCTGGCAGACCCTGCAGCAACAGTTTCGGTTGCTGATAACCAAACTATCGGTCTGGTTTATGGTACTGACGGTGCATCTCCTACACCTAATAAGGATGACCAACGTTCTATCACTAAGGAAGCAGTTCAATTCCTGCTTGGTGATGCTGGTTGGGGTCCGACTGGTGAGTCTCCTAACTATGACTCTGTTGCAGAGACACTCTCTAATATCTCTCTGACTGCACGTCTTGGTGATGAAGAAACTCGTGGTATTCCCGTCAGACTAGATGCTGAGGGCGCACTTGACCCGATTCAGGTAGAACTGAGGAGACACACAATTCTCCGTTCAGGTAACCACACCTTTGAATATACTGGTTTCGGTCCTGGTAACTATTCCACCGCATTCCCCCAAACACAGATTGAAACTCTCTCTGCTGAAGAGATTAGATTGTCCCAGTCCTTGAAAGAAGAAGCAGGTGTTGCTTTCTATTCAGGTCTTAACTCTAACGGTGACCTGTTTATTGGTAACCAGATTATCAACCCTGTTACTGGTCAGATTACATCTGAGGACATTGCACAGTTGAATGTTGTTGGTGAAGAGAACACTACAATTCAGACATTCTCTGAGGTTGTTCTTACCGACAAACTGACTGTTATTGGTGGTGCATCTAACCAGTTGGAATCTATCTTCTCTGGTCCTGTTACCTTCCAGAATACGTTGACTAACACCAACAATATTCTGGCAAGAAAGATGACGTACTTCAACCAAGATGGTACTGTTATCAAAACCACAATGTTGGCACCTGAGCTGGTAACAAACGGTGTTGGTCAAGGTGAACCTGATTTCTCCAACATCACTGGTTACAATGCACCCTCTGATGGTGACCTGATTTACAATATCAACTGGTCTCCTGGTAAGTCCCTGGGTTGGATTTACTACGGTCAAGAATGGTTTGAGTTTGGTCTGACACACACCGACTTCATTAACATTGAAGAGTTTACAGGTGGTGTTGTTAATGTTGGTTTCGGTCGTTCTCCTTCTTCTACTTACAGAATTGAAGTTGAGGGCAACCAAAGAATCACTGGTAACCTCTCTGTGGATGGTCGTGGTGGTGTACGTCCTGACAAATATGTCACCAGAATTACTCAAGGTGACGGCGTAACTCTTACTTATCCAATTACTACATATACTGGTGTACAGCATACTGCACACACAGTTCTCGTTATGATTAACGGTGTTATCCAGCAACCTAACGTCAACTATACTATTGACGCTACAGGTACTAACGTTGTGTTTGCATCGGGCGATGCTCCACACACCACTGACACCGTACAGATTCGTGAACTACCTATTTAACCTAAATAGGTTTAGGTAGGTATAATACAAGGGTAAACCATGGCAATTCAGCAGGTTAGTGATAACCAGTTTAACTCTCAAACTGTAGCACTTATTAAGACTCTCCGTCTTTCTGGTGGTGTTCTGGAACTTGCCCCCTACACAACAACCCAACGCGACGCAATTTCAAACCCTGCCTTCGGTACTATTGTTTATGACAGCACCGAAGACTTACCGTTTGTTTATGTTGCTGACGCAAGTCAGGGTCTCCCTGGTTGGGTTCCTGTAGGTGCTGGCGGTCCCCACATCGGTGATAATTCTATCATTAGAACTAATGGTAGCTTTATTGCAGAAAATCTTACCGTTGGTCCCATTGCTAACGGTGGTGATGAATACACTTACGGATTCTCTGTTGGTAATATCATCATCAACTCTGGTTATGCAGTTACCGTAGAACCTGGGTCTTCTTGGGAGATTCTTGGTAACGCGATGCAGAACTAATCGTTATAAATAAAACAAGCAGACAGTAACTATACGCGATATGAGTACCTTACGTGTTGGAAAACTTGAGGGTCTTAGCGCGAACTCTAACGAGATTCGTGTTCCTTCAGGTCACAAAATTGTTGTTGAGACAGGTGGTCAACTCCGAACGGACCAAATTCTGAACCAGTCTGGTAGCAACTCCTTCTCCATTGATGGTAGTGGAAACCTTACTCTTGGTGGTTCGATTACTGCATCTGGCGGTTTTATCGGTTCGGCAAACCAACTGACCGATATTAACGTTGAGGCAGGTCCTCGTTCCTGTGCTGTCTGGACTACTGAAGGTAACCACACTTGGAACAAACCTGGGTCCTGGTGTAAGAGAATTCGCGTAGAAGTTCAAGGTGCTGGCGGCGGTGGTTCAGGTCACGGCGAATCTGGTGCTGCTGGTGGTTACACGTCTGAAATTATTGACGTTAGTAACATTAACTCGGTTGGTCTGACTGTAGGTACTCACGGTCACCGTTCGTGTTATGCTGGTGGTGCTGGTCACGGCAACGCTTCTAACTTTGGTAGCTACTGTGGTGCAAATGGTGGTCACGGTGCTAACAGAAACCATGGTCACTCAGGTGGTGTCTCTGGACACGGTTACGGTGGTCACATGAACCTCCACGGTGGCGGCGGTACTGGTCACGTTACTCAGACTGGTCACGGTGGTGCATCATTCTGGGGCGGTGCAGGTACTGGTTGCCATCACCACCACGACCCAGTGAACCACTGGACTTCGGCAGGTCCTGGTGCAGGTGGTACATCTGGTTTCCACCACCATACTTGTGGTGCTCATGGCAACCGTGGTATGGTTGTCGTTTGGGAATACGCATAATTTTTACTGAGGAAAAATGACAAAAAGAGTTCTAGTCACATCTGCAGGTTCTATTCAGGGTATCGTAAACCCTGGAGAAGAGTGGGAAGTTTTTCCTGGTACTGATGAGCGCCCTGCTGGCGCTAAGTGGTTTGATGCGCCCGACGATGTAACCAATGATTGGTACATGGTCAATGGTGTTTTATATTCCTTCATCAGCAACATTCCCCCCTTCCGTACAGTTCGTCAAGTAAGATATGGCGACGTTGGTAAGCAACTTGGTATGATTTATGATGACCTCCTCCTTCATGGGACCCTGAGTAAGGATACTTCTTCCTGGTTTGCTCACATCAGCAGTGTTAAGGGTGAGATTGATAAGTCTGGCACCCTGGAATCTGATATTAGTGCAACTGCAACTGATATCACTGTACTCAATGCCGACACATTGGATTGGCCCAGTGTAGGTTTCGTCACGATTGATGACGATGTTGATATCGCATCTCTTGATGATACACCTCCCGAGTATGTTCTTTACAATGGAATTGAAGGTAATGTACTGAAGAATTGTGTGCGTGGTGCATGGCATGCACAAACAAATCCTGCTAGAGCACACCTTAGTGGTCATGTTGTAAACTTGTTCAAACCTCAAGGAACTGCTGGACAACCTGCTTGGGAAGTGCATTAAATAGTGCTATAATAAGCACAACGCACCCCCCTTTATAATGGAAGCAGAGATTAATGTACTAGACTATAAGGTGTATCAACCTCCCCTAGTTATGGGTCAGGTTGATACACTTTTTAATGACTATATTAAGGAAGAGTGTTTCAAACTTCAGGCAGACAAGGATAAGGATGACTCAAGACGAAAACTTGCTGGCAACTTAAGAGAAGAGGTCTATATCTTTGCAGATAGTGAGTTTGAGAAGTCTGTACAATCTGTGATTGAAGCAGCATTTCTTGATAGATTCAATCAAAACCAAAGAGACTTTGGTTACCCAGAGTTGGAACAAGAAGCAATCGAATGGTTGCCATGCTGGGTAAACTACCAAAAGAAGTATGAGTGC